CATGAGAATGATTATAATTTTGATTATTTTGCTTGACGTTCATTACAAGAAATGTATTTGTTAAAGCTATCTAATGGTAAAGTGATTGAAAGACCACAACACATGTATATGAGAGTTGCCTTATGGGTGACTAAGACATTTGAAGAAGCGGTAGAATATTACAACTCATTATCAAATCAGTTAATTTCACCAGCAACACCAATCATGATTAATGCGGGTACAAAAACACCTCAGTTAGCGTCTTGTGTGTTACACTATAATAATTCAGATTCACGTAGTGGATTATTAGGGACTTTAAATGACATATCAACGTATTCTTCTGATGCAGCGGGTATCGGGCTTTCTATGTCAAACATTAGAAGTAAAGAAAGTAGAATTTCAAGTTCAGGCGGATTTGCAGGAGGACTTTTAAAGTACTTAAAAATTGTTAATGAGTCACTTAGATTCTTTAACCAACAAGGTCGTAGACCAGGTAGCGCGGCTATCTATATTGAACCTTGGCATAAAGATATTATCGATTTATTGGAGATTAAAAAGAATACAGGTTCAGAAGAGATGAGAGCTCGTGATTTATTTACGGCCCTTTGGATTCCAGATAATTTTATGAGAGCGGTTGAAAATAACGATAGTTGGTACTTATTCTGCCCTAACGATATTATAACTAACGGGATTAAACCATTACAAGAATGTTATGGGGATGAATACGAAGAAAATTATAAATTAGCGGTGAGTAAGGGTATTGGTAAAAAAGTTAAAGCCCAAGATATTTGGAATAAAATAATCGAATCTCAAATAGAAACAGGAGTTCCTTATTTATGCTCTAAAGACAATGCAAATAAGAAAACAAATCACCAAAATATTGGTGTAATTAAACAATCTAATTTGTGTAATGAAATTTACCAATTTACCGATGAAAACACAACGGCAATTTGTACATTATCTTCTATGGTATTGAAGAACTTCATTAATGATGGTAAGTTTGACTTTAATTTGTTATATAATGAAGTTAGAAAGGTTGTTAGAGCGTTAAATAAAGTTGTTGATATTAATAGTTACTCAACTGAACAAGGTAGAAAAGGTGGTCTTGAACAAAGAGCAATAGCTATTGGAACTCAAGGACTTGCTGACGTATTTTATTTAATGGATTATATTTTTACTTCTGATGAAGCAAAGTCATTGAATAAAGATATTTTTGAAACAATCTATTATGCTGCAATCAGTGAAAGTAATGAATTATGTAAAACTGAAGAATACCAACCATATAAATTCTTTGAAGGGTCACCAATGTCAAAAGGAGAATTCCAATTTGATATGTGGGGATTAAAAGATAACGATTTATCAGGTTTTTGGGATTGGAAACAATTAAAAGAAGATGTTAAAAAATACGGGGTATGTAACTCTTTGTTCACGGCACAAATGCCTGTGGCATCTTCGGCTAAAATTACAGGTTCTTTTGAAATGACAGAACCAGCACACTCGGCCTTATTTAATAGACGTGTTGTTGGTGGAGAGATTTTGATAGTTAACAAATACTTAATTAGTGATTTTGAAAAAATTGGTATTTGGTCTGAGGATTTAAAAAATGAAATCATTATGAATGAAGGGTCAGTTCAAGGAATTAACTTCAATCATTACTTAGACCCTGAAGACAAGAATTATAATAAGAAAGTTAAACGTATTGAACATTTAATTCCAAAATACAAAACTATTTGGGAAATCTCTCAAAGAGAATTGATTGATATGTCAGCGGATAGAGGTCCGTTTATTGACCAATCACAATCAATGAATATCTATATGTCGGCACCAACATTACCTAAAATTTCATCCGCACATTTCCACGGATGGAGACAAGGATTAAAAACACTTTGTTATTATGTTAGAACTAAAGCAATTTCTACAGGGGCAAAACACTTGGCAATGGATATTTCTAAAGTTGAAAAACCAAAAGTTGAAAAACAAACACCAAAAGTGAATGTTATACCAGTTGACCCAACAGTTAAACCAACGGATTCAGAGTTTGAATGTTTTGGGTGTGGGTCTTAATATAATATAGAAAATCACGACATTAATCACGGCAAACTGTCGTGATTTTTTATTTTACGCTATTTATAAGAAATAATCACGACACTATATTTATTGATATGGCAAATGGAACAACATATGGAATTAATTTCCCGTTCAGAGATTCTTATGATGGTAAGTATTTAGACCTTTCTGAGATAAATGATGAAGAAATAAGAACTGACTTAATTCATCTTTTATTGACTAGAAAAGGTACTAGATATTATTTACCTGATTTTGGAACAAGACTATATGAATTTATATTTGAACCTTTAGATGGTCCTACATTTTCGGAAATTGAAGCGGAAATTAGAGCGTCTGTTGAAGAGTATATCCCAGGAATAACAATCACTAAGATTGACATAAGTGCGGCGTCCGAAGGGGAAGAAGATAAGGGTACTTATATAAACGACAACGACGAAAGAGTTTATAGAGTTCCAGGTATTGGTACTTTAGAACATACTGCAAGAGTTAAAATTGATTACATCATTACTAATGACGCGTTTAACAATTCAGATTTCGTAATTATAAATATTTAATGATATATGGCTAACAAGAAAATATCATACACTACTAGAGATTTCCAATCAATTAGAACTGAGTTAATAAATTTTACAAGAACTTATTATCCTGACACTATTGATAATTTTAATGATGCCTCGGTTTTCTCGGTATTGTTAGATTTAAATGCCGCCGTAACGGATAACTTACAATTTAATATTGATAGAAGTATTCAGGAGACTGTATTACAATATGCTCAACAAAGGTCTTCAGTTTTTAATATTGCAAGAACTTACGGATTAAAAGTTCCAGGTCTTAGACCATCAGTATCATTAGTTGATTTCTCAATTACGGTGCCCGCGTTCGGTGATAAAGAAGATTTAAGATATTGTGGTATTTTAAGAAGAGGGTCTCAAGTTAATGGTGCGGGACAAGTTTTTGAAACAATTTACGATATTGACTTTGCTTCAGCGATAAATGCAGAAGGTTACCCTAATAGACTAAAAATACCTAATTTTGATTCCAACAATAAATTAATAAATTACACAATTGTTAAAAGAGAAACTGTTGTTAACGGTATTACAAAAGTCTTCAAAAGAGTTATAACATCGTCTGATGTTAGACCATTTTTAGAAATATTTTTACCTGAGAAAAATGTATTAGGTGTTACAAGTGTTTTATTAAAAGATGGCACACAATACGCCAATATTCCTACCACTCAAGAATTTTTAGGTGCTGATAATAGATGGTATGAAGTTAAAGCTTTAGTTGAAGACAGAGTCTTCATTGAAGACCCGACGAAAGTTTCAGATAAGCCAGGTATTAAGGTAGGTAAGTACGTCCAAACAAATGATAAATTTATTACTGAGTACACACCTGAAGGGTTTTTCAAAATGACCTATGGTGGAGGTAGTCAATCTGCTGACGAACAATTAAGAGAGTTTGCGAGAAATGGATATACTTTAGATTTAAATAAATACTCAAATAACTTTGCTTTAGGTAGTGTTCTTAAGGCAAATAGTACATTATTTGTACAATACCGAGTTGGGGGTGGAACAGGTACTAATTTGGGGGTTAACATTATTAATCAAATAGGAACAGTTTCATTCTTTGTTAATGGTCCATCAGAATCGGTTAACACAAGTGTTGTTAATTCATTACGTTGTACTAACGTTGTTGCGGCAATTGGTGGGGCTAATTACCCAACAACTGAAGAAGTGAGAAACTTAGTTGCGTTTAACTTTGCGGCTCAAAATAGAGCGGTGACAGTTAATGACTATGATTCTATTATTAGAACAATGCCATCACAATTTGGTGCACCCGCTAAAGTTGCAATTACTGAAGAAAATAATAAAATTAAAGTTCAGATGTTATCTTACGATGAATCTGGTAATTTAACGGAAATTGTGTCAAATACATTAAAAAATAATGTGGCTAACTACCTCTCAAATTATCGAATGATTAATGATTACATTTCTATTGAAAGTGCTAATGTTGTTGATTTAGGTGTTACTATTGATGTAGTGTTAGATAATAGTCAAAACCAAGGGGCGGTTATTTCTCAAATCATTACTATTATATCTGAGTTCTTCAGTCCTGGTAACAGACAGATGGGTGAAAATGTGTATGTGTCTGACCTTAGAAGATTAGTTCAAAGTGAAAACGGTGTTATAGCGGTTTCAGATATGTTATTCTTTAATAAGGTTGGTGGTCAATACTCTTCGTCACAAACATCACAAGCCTACATAGATGCGAATACAAAACAGATTGGGTTAGTTGATGACACCATATTTGCAGAGCCAAGTCAGACTTATCAAATTAGATATCCTAACAAAGATATCAATGTTAGGGTCAAAAATTTAAAAACGGTTAATTTTTCTTGATAATTTATTTTCAAAATAAATGAATTATCATTTGAAAATAGTATCTAAACTATTTATCAAAAAAGATTAACATGTCCAACTCGTACAGAATAAGAACCAAACCAGGCGTTGATAGTTCAATTAAGATTTTAATTGACCAAGAGTTTGAATATTTAGAGATTCTTTCTCTAAAAATATTACAAAGTCAAATTTACACAAGACAGTGCTCCGACTATGGAGTTATAGTTGGTAGAGTTAGTGTTAACAATGGTTTTGGTATTCCGAATGCAAAAGTTTCTGTTTTCGTTCCTTTGGACAGTATGGACGAAAACGACCCTGTTATTTCTGATTTATATCCTTACAAAACTTTAGCCGATTTAAATGAAGATGGTTATAGATACAATCTATTACCGTATAAAAGACAACATGGTGGTCACAATCCTACGGGAACCTTCTTTACAAGAGAAGATGTGTTAATTAACCCGAGTCTTATTGAAGTTTACGACAAATACTATAAGTATAATGCGGTAACTAATGATAGTGGTGATTATATGATATTTGGGGTACCTGTCGGGTCCCAAACTGTTGTTGTTGATATTGACCTTTCAGATATTGGTGAGTTCTCTCTATCACCACAGGATTTAATTAGAATGGGGGTTACCACCCCATCTCAAGTTGCGGGAACTTACTTTAAAGCGTCGACAAACCTAAGAGAATTGCCTCAAATCATTACCTTTAACAGAACCCTTGAAGTTGAACCATTATGGGGTCAACCTGAAATATGTAATTTAGGTATTACAAGAACCGATTTTGATTTATCGGGTGAGGCCAATATAGATATTACGCCTACCGCAATTTTTATGGGGTCTTTGGTGTCATCTAAAGAAGAGGATTATGTTAAGAAGAGTTGTAAGCCAACTTTAACTTCAGGGTCACTATGTTCCTTAGTTGCGGGCCCTGGTGAGATTTTAGCCATTAGACAAACAAGCGCTCAGGATTCTAACGGACGACCAATCTTAGAAACGGTTGATTTAGAATCGGGTGGTCAAGTTATTGATGATAACGGAACTTGGTTAGTCGATGTACCAATGAACTTAGATTATGTGGTTACAAATGAATTTGGAGAACAAGTTATCTCAGATGACCCTAAAAAAGGTATACCTACCAGAGGTAAATACCGATTCAAGGTTAAATGGAATCAATCACCATCAGTATCTGCGGACCCGATTAAAAGAGGGTATTTTTTAGTTCCAAATGTTAAAGAGTACGGATGGACTGTTAGTGGTGGGGCCCACATTGACCCAATCACTAATAATGGTGCGAGTTCTGCAAATAAAGACGCGGCTCAAAGGTCATACGCATTTAGTTTAGATTGGGCTGACTATGGTAAAACAGGAACAACATTAGGTAATCAGATGATTAATGATGCAATTAAATGTGAGGACAAATTCTACGAATTCCAATACAATAAAGTTTATACGGTTTCACAATTAATTACTCAATACAGAAATGGTTGGGGTAACTGGAGAGTTATTGCGGTCAAAGATATATTAGATACCGAATGCTCAAGTGATAATAATAAGTTCCCAACAAATGATGCGGTATATAGGTTTGACTTAATTTATTTCCTATTCAACATCATGATGTTTGTTTTTAGACCAATATTATATTCATTATTAATAACTATGCACATTATTGCATTCTTCTTATTAATATTTGGACCAGTACTTGCAATTATCGCAATTGTGGTCGGGTTTGTCGTGTTAATTGTTTGTGGAATTATTAATTTTATTATTAACATTGTTGATGCGATTCCTTTTGTTAGTGCTGGGCCTCCTATTGAATGCCCTTCAGTTGATGATATTTTGGACGCAGCTAAAAAATGTTTGAATTTGTGGAAAAGTTTCACAAAAATGAAGGTACCAAATTTATCGTATCCTGATTGTGAGTTTTGTGGGTGTGACGACGGTGAAGCATCCGTGGCAGATACCTCTGACCCTGTAATTGCGGATGTTTATGAAAATGCTAACCAAGCTGGCGTTAATGCAGTTTTAACTCCGTTTGAAATTTTTTCTAATTATGCGGCAATATCACCTTATATTACCGATAATGGGGTTTATGAAAATTTATTTGCGGGACAAGCGATGGGTAACCCTACCCAACCAAGTAATCCGTTAACCTCCAAAACTCGTATTCCTAAATTTATTAGTGTTGCTGGAGGTAGTGATAATCGGGGACAGGATTATGAATTTACAACAAGTTTAACTCAATCTGAAAGATTGAATCTTTTTAATACTAAGGCAAAATTCTTCCTACCATCGGGAAATAACCCTGGTGGTGGAGTTAATAGAATTAAAGTTTCATTTAATCCTGCGGATGGGGTTTTTCATGAAGATAATGTTGTCGTTTTAATGGTTCAACCAACAAACGCCTCTTTATTTGAGGCGGGTAGTTTAATTTCATTCCAAGCCCCTGAAATGTCAAAAGACCCAAATATTACAGGGTTTACGGCACTTAATGAATATGGTACCGCTAGTAGTACAGGTACTACGGTTAATAATAAACCAGGTAGTGCATCAAATGTGGGAAATATAGTTGTCCAATATGCGAATTATAACAATCCTAATGGACCCGCATTAAGTCAAACTTATACTAGTCAACAAGACGACGACGACGTTCAATACGCTAAATTCCCGATGGATATTGAATATTTCCAAGTTATAACCGCAAATACTTATTCTGAATTTTCTACATTGTGTGCTGCGGGTGGGAATAACCCATTAGGTCTCCAACGTAGGTTTATTAATAATGAAATGAAATTTAATAGAATTTACAGTTACGACAACCCATCTCCATTCCCACCTGATTGGATAAACTTTTTAAATGACCCCGCATATCCGTTGGCCAACCCGTTATTAAAACCTGGTGATTATTTTCCAGAATTTAACGACCAAATTGTTGTTTTCTTAGTTAGAGGGGTTGACCCGTACTCAACAAGAAGTGATTGTGAGTACGACCTTAGTATATTATATGGTGATACAGGATTTGGTAACCCCGCTTATAAAGTTACAAGTGGTGGCGCCGTACCTAAATATCATTTAAATCAACCAATCAAACCTGATTTTAAAAATGTTAGACATAATTTAACAAATAACTTTGACACTGATGCGTATAGTGGTCAGAAACTATATTTTGATTCATTCCATTATCAACCAGCTAGTACTGGTACCGCTTCATTTTCAGGGTTTCCTTCTAATCTACATACATATTATTCTTCATTAGATAATGGTAGTATGTCATTTTACCCTGAAAATGCTAAACCACTTTTAAGTGCGGGATTTGACCCTGATACATTTTACGGTGTCAATGTGAAATCGAATAACGTATTTTGCAGGGAGTTTACAACTACGATAACAAGTAATTACTATGAAAACCCTGTAAATATTACAAGTAGTCGAGGTTATTTCCTTAATGAAATTATTGAGGGTGGTTCAGGAATGTATTTACAAGCGTCGGTTCAGCAAGTTTATAGTAGTGGTCCTGGTGGCTTTAATTATATTGGATATTACTATGCGCCAAAATACCCAATAACAAATATGAATTACAATTTGGGTGGAAGTAGAAAAATAGTTATGAGGTCTGATAGATTACCAACATCAACCACATTACAGGATAATTTATTCAATAGTTTTGCATTACATAGTAATCTTAATTTTTCAGTATTTCAGTTTTCGGATGACGGAACATCAATATCTGGTTCGGGTACAGGTGGAGACCAAACAGTTAATTTAACAGGTACTACTGCTGATTTATCAAGTGCTGGAGAACCTAAAATAATTAGTAATGTTATTGATTCATTTAACTGTGGTAAAATGGTTAATTTAGGTTGTTATGGTGAACAAAGTGGAGAGTTATATGTTGACTATACTGGTGATTGTCGTAAAGACCCTGTTGGTGGTGGTGATTTGGTTACAAATGGATGTTATACTTATGTAACAACCATATTTTTATCATTACCTAGAGACCTTTTACTGTTAACTGAATGGGTTTCACGTTTATTAATAACATTCGGGGCGTGTCGAAATGTGTGGGGACACATGTTTACAAACAATTGGATAAACGGAACTTTATACGCGTTTAATTTTAACAACGATGTTACATTTACATCACCATTGGCACCTAACCCAAATCAGGCTCAATATGCTTATTGTGATGATGTGGTGGTATTACATAATAGTACTAATAACTTTTATTATAGAAGTAGTCCGTGGAATGAATCAACAAACCAATTTATTGGACAGAATAGGGCGACTTCAGGTGGATTCTTTGGGGCGGTATTTGGTCAGTACGGAGGCAATTTTTATAATTTATTATACCCAACAACAGTTTTAGATTTAGGACCAAGAACTGATTATTTACAGGAGATTGTTATGTCAGATGAATATGATGGTTATGTTATGAATAAGTTACAATCAACAACATTCTCGGATGTTTCTGAATTATTAAATTTATTTATAATCACTAGATTATCTAATAAGAGTTTTCTCGTTGGTTTAATAAATGGGGCAAATATTTTAAGTTATTTTAGTAGAACTAAAAATATGGTTGATGGTGATTACGCTCAAGCAATTTCTGTTAATTCTGAGCTTGGAGTTGCTCCATTCCAATCGGCTAACTATCCTGATAGACCAGGACAAGATTCAATCTACATTAATACACTTACAGGGAATGGCCAAATATTTGGAGTGTTCTTCCAATCTGATACTCGATTAAGAGATTTTATTAGTCCAAAAAGAACAATAATTGACGATACGGTTGCCGCAACAAATGTATGTGCGTTTAGTAATATTGAAGTGATATCACAAGAAGTACCTTTCTATCAATGGAACGTTAACCCTGGTAGTCCTGATAATATTTTTGGAAATCAAGATAATGGATGGAAGACAGACCCTATTTCAGGTAATGAATTCTTTACTAAGAAATATCAAAGTCTTGATAGAATAGAACAATCATCAAGATATTTTAGAACAAATGCGACATCAATGACTAAATACTTCAAAGGATATATCTATAGTGTTACACCTCAAACTGTGAACGGTACTTGTAGTATTGTTGGTAATGTTTTAACCATTACTTCAGTTACACCAGCACTTTTACAAGAAGGGTTTATATTGTCAGGTCCAGGTATTACTCCAAATACAACTATTTTAAGTCAATTGACTGTGTCACCACCAGCAGCACCTACAGGGGGTAACGGTACTTATTTTGTCGATATCTCTCAAACCACACCATCAACAAGTTTCACCGCAAATGGTTTCACTTATAGTGCGGCACCAAGTACCCAAGATTTAAATAGTCCTCAACCTAGAGTGATAAACACAGGGGCTCCTTTCCACTTCTATTTTGGTTTAAAGAAAGGTAAAACGGCATTTGATAGATTTGTAGTTAAATGGGTAGATACTAATAATATAATTGCGTAACAATGGGAAATAGAATAGATACTCGAGTAGTTTTAGGGTCATTAAGGTATAAGTCAGCTCCTGACACAAACCTAATGTTTAATGTACCTTTAGTCCAAACTAATAAGGAGAATGTTGAATTTGATAGAAATATTAATATTGACTTACAACAGGTTTTTGATGATGAAAGACAAAAATCAGACACATTCAGACCTGTTTGTAAATTTTCATTACTATTCAATAACTCATATAGTGGGTCAACTAATTATCCACCTTTAGAGAATAACTTATATTATGTCAATGCTGATGCGGCAGCAAAAAAACAATGTGGTGATAATCCACAGAATGTTAGTTGGTCAGGACTTCCACAGTACAACGAGTTTGATTTTATTCGTACTGATTATAACGTACCAGGATACACTCAACCACCGAATAACCATATTACTTTTGTACCTAAAAGTGCGTCAAGTTATAATTGGAATTTCTTTGTTAGTTATGCTTATGATAATGATTTTACAAAAGAATTAGAATCTATTGATAAAAAAAGTACAAATTTATTACAATGGGTTTGTGGTAATGGTATACCATTTATAATTGATAATACAACTTTTAATGGTCAAAACTTAGTATCATTTAGATGCCCCGTAAAACATGGATTAACTATTGGTGAATATGTAAAGTTTAATTTTAACTACAATGGGATTGATTCTTTTCAAGTATATTCGTTAGGTGACCAAAAAGCGGGTAGTGAGGAGTACATCTTTAATATATACAATGTTGGGTTTACAGGAGGGGCGTTTGCAAATAATTCTGAAGGGACTTTTAAACGAATCATTGATATTGAAAATCCAAACGACACCACTTCACAATATTATGTTAGAAGACATAAAATATTAACTAACTCACAAGATGCGGTGTTAGTAAATGCAGGATTTGACCAAAATATTTTTGGTAATAGAAAAAAATTTGAAAGTAGTGGGTTCACACCAAATCAAGTTGCTAGAGTTTCGATTAAAGAAGGTGCTCAATCATATACACTATCTTTTAATAAAGATATACATATTAATCCTATTAGAGACAATCAAAAACGACCTATCAGTGAATTATTTTTTACGGTAATATGGAAGGGTTATTTTGGGCTAATGTTTGGGACCAAGAAAAATCCAAATGAATATTTGGGGCTTAAACAAGGTTATGAATTTAATTTACCCTTAGACCCGTCAACCAATAAACCTAGTGGTTGGTGGAGTAATTCTAATTCATTATCAAATACTCCATTCCCTGTTGGTGTTTACAACACACCACTTGGTGCGGGATTAGGACCTAATTTAGGTTCAATACCATTTACCTATATTGAATCATTAAAAGAGGGGGATATATTAGATGGGGATTATTGTGAATGGAATGAATCAGAACAACAAGAAAGAGTAATATCTACGTTATATCACAAGTACAGGTTCAACCCATTTGCCTTTAAATTAACAACCCCACCACAGTCACCGTCTAACATGTTTGGGTATTATTACCAACCTCATTACCCGTTAAATATTAGGGATTATTCTGACTATATTGAAACAGGTAGTAAACAATTTACTGAGGGTATTCCTGACTATTCTTTTTATTCTGAAAAAACAGATTCATTTATATGGAGAGATTTATACCCATATGGGTATGTTAATAATGGTATTGGGGTTAATTACCCATTTATGAATGGTACTCATTACCCTTATAATAATAATATTTTTAGAATAATTCCAGAAGGAAGTAATTATAGAGAACAAGTATTAACAACTGACCCTATTATCGATGGATGTGAGTAACAAATATAAATTTATATTACCGACTACGGATGGATATATCAATTTACCGATAGAACTTAAATGGGATTTCTATGGTAGAGATGATAGTATTGAGATTTTCCAAGAAGAGGTTGTTAAGGACATTATTGGTCTTGCTGAAGATTTTGAGATTCTAAGATTTGCTCATGATAAGTATTCATTTTCCGAAGATACTAAAATAAATTATGAATTTAATTTCTATAATGGTAACCCAAATAATGTGGAAACCTCAACGCCCGCAAATTGGACGTGTAGTTATTTGCCTGAAGGGTTTACCGCGTCAGAAGTTTATTATTATGAAAAACCTTTCACTAAGTCATTTTTTAAGTTAGATTTTTACGATAGTAACAGTGGAACAAACCAAACGAATTATTTTACGGTTATTTTACCCGTCCAACAAGGCAGTACTGAAAGTGTTAGTATTTCACCAACAAAGCCAAATGTTAATATTAAAAAACCTTCACAATTTTTAGATTATGTCGGAGACAAAGAAGGGTTCTTTTTTTATTGGTTAAGAAAAAAAGAATTTATTGATATTAGTACGTTTTATATGACGGCTAAATTTTTTGATGCCAGATTAGGTGTATTTGTTAAGATGATGACAGTACCACAATCCACATTACCCGATGTGTTTTTATTTAATGGTGAAGATAAGTTTTATTATAAAGTTGTTTTAGATTCTGTTAATCAAACATACAAAATTTTTAATATTTCTAACGGGCTTAGAGTTGGAGAGGGAACCCCTATAAAATGGTATGAATATATAAACCCGTAATATGGATAATAGAAATTATTATATAAAAATATCTCCAGAAGTCATTCAAAATGATATCTTCAAGGTTAACATATATTCACCTTTTACAGAAGATGTTGAGATACCTTTTTGTTGTGATATATATACTCAACAAGTTACAAAATATGTAACAGGTCATACGTATGTGTATTCATCAATGACTGAAATTTTATCAGGCGGAACTAACGGTAATTCAATATTAACAGGACTTACAGTCCCAATTATGTTAACGGAGAATACTGTTGATATAGGATATTACTCTGTTTTTGATGGTATGGTTTTACAACAGGAAACCATGACAAATTTTTTATTTTCAGCAACCACAACATTCCCAAACGTATACTATTTTTATAACACTTCTGACACCGAGTTTAAAAAATACCTACAATTCTCAAATTATTATGTTGATTGGGGGGACGGTACTCCAATAGAAACCATAACAACAAACGCGCCGAATTATTACCAACACACCTACTCAACAACAGGAGAATTTACTATTAGTATGTCAGGTATGAGCCCATGGGGGTCAAATATTGTTCAAAAAACAGTTGAGGTTCCATTTACCGATGTTGTAATTACCAATCCTAAAGGTACTGCTTACTTTACACCTGCGGGTGGTAGTTGGAGTGGTACGATGTTTAATTACGATTACATTTTTAGTGGTGATGCTAGTTGTGACGCTCAAATAATGGATATAACAAATTTCACAACAGTTCCTTTTATTATTACAGGATATACTAAATCCTCTGTTAGTGATTTAGAAGTTTACGGTAGTAAAAATACTTTGTTTGGTGGTAAATATAAGATAGGGGTTCAAATAACGGGTACTTCAGGAAACATTGGAACATATTGGGGTCCTCACCCAACGGAACCATACACCGCCTATACAATTAATGGAATGAATTACTATGATTATAGTGATAACACCACAATATTTGCGGTTGAGTCTTCTGGATTAACTGAAGATATGATGATTTGCTCCGCAATTACAAAAAATGAAGTATTATTAAATGTAATTGATGAAGCAGAAGTTCAAACCAATGTATTTATAGAGAGAGGAAAACTATCTGCATTGGAAAGAATCGAAAGATTAGGTGAAATTGATAATATAGGTGACCTCGAAAAATACGGTTACGAATTTTTTAACATAATTAATATATAATATGGCAACAGGAACATACGGTACGATTAGACCAGCGGATGTCTCTCCCGAAGACGTGGAGATAATCCTAAACTATACCCCATCAAGAGATGAGACTGAAAATTTCATCTTAACTAAATTAGATGCAACATCAATCTTAAGACCGTACTTTAATAACGACGCTACAGGTGGTAATCCTAATGTTGAAATATTAGGTGGTTTATATAATCTAAGATTGCCTTCAGAACAATTTAATAAAATTGGTATATATACTTTACTGGTTAGACCTGCTCAAATAAGAACAAGAATCCTTGATTGTGGTGTTCTATCAGCGTTACCAAATGTTAAAGGATTAGTAATTGATTTAAATGATGTACCAACTCAGTTTAGGAATAAATTTGTTAATCAAGGTTTAGTTGGTTTTAGAATTGAATACCTAAATTCTGACGGAACTAAAGTACCTAATTTTTTTAGATTAATAACCTCATCATTCTTTTGTGAACCAGTTGTTCAAAACTTAACAAATACTTCTCAAAAAGCGATTAGATATCGATATACGGATAATAATACAAATTTAATTTTTTGTACTGTTTCACCATCATCATCACCGACTAATAAGCCAAACGCAACACCGTATATTGGACAACCTGACCAAGATATTATTATTACAAATACTTTCTTTAACCCAATAACTTTAGATATTGAAATTGCAGAACATGACTTCTCAACGTTAGCAATCGCATTGTTTGGTAATCAAACTAAATCTATGGAAGATGGTATCTACACATTATATGATACTCAAAATAACATATACAGACAATATAACTTATATGAAATTAGAGACCAATTTAATGAATTACTTTATGAGGTTAGACAAGATAGAGGAAATGATATTGACTTCAGTAAAAACTTTACAAATATAACACAATAATGGCCGTTACGAAATATACTTGCCCACCCCAATCCGCATCAGGTGCGGGGACTTTTTCCGATAACTTAGTTGGTTTCCAATTAGTTACTGGTGGAGGTTTAACGCAAGGAAATTTTGAGTTCGTTAGTTCTATTAATGAGAAAACGAATAGAACGTTTAATACAGGAAACTTCTCTGACCCTATTAGTTTAGATAGTATGGGGGTTAGTGGTGTGGTACAATCTAAATCTATTTTTGAAAATAACTTTAAGGTTTACCCTAATTTTGACATGAGTCAAATCACCAATTTCACATTATATGGGTCGATGGTTAAACGTATTTCAGTTTCTGTTGAAACAATTATTAGTAAGTTTCCCGCGGCTTTAGAGTCCACATTTATGGGGACTAACTATGTTACAGGGGCAACCGCAACTAATATTATTTTTGATTCGGTATACGATGAAACAAGTTTTGATTTAGATGTTGCAAAATTAAGAAATCCATTTGATATTGATTTTTCAATTAACTCAACTAGAAATTTAGAATTAAAAGAAATTAGCGTATCTCCTCTAAGAGATATGACAATCCAATACGCCAAGTATTCATTATATTTCAATGGGATTGGTTATGATGTTAAATCTTTAATACCAACAACCAATACTTCTAGTGGGACATTAAGAATACACGTTAGTGGGAATCCCTTTTCAGGACAAAGTATTGTATACGAAAGTTTTGTTATTCGACCTAATGACTATGAAGTTACTAAAGTATTTAATGAAGATTTAGATGAGGTTGAAAATTTCTTATTAAACAGAAATGTAACGCCAATTTATACCGCAACATTTCAAGTACCAAGAGAATCTGAAGATGGTACTTATTACACCGCAAATCAACCTATTACATGGCCATTATATGGTGAATGGAATATTGATATAGTAACTAAATCATTTGAAGATTATTTAATACAATTAAATGATGTTAGTGAGTATTTTGACATTTATACGACAAATTTAGTCTCAAGATTTTTAATTACAGGTTCATTTAAAGAATTTGATACTGTAACACAAAAAATGGAAAAAGTTCTACAGATTTATGGTAGAAGTTTTGATGAAACTAAAAAATTCATAGATGCTTTAGCATTTATGAACTCAGTTAATTATAATGTGGGTAATGATATACCATCACAATTGTTAAAAAATTTAGCACAAACTTTAGGTTGGGGAATTAATATTTCACCTATTACTGATGATGATTTTTTAGGGTCTGTGTTTGGTCAAAAAAATAAAGATAATTCACAATTTCTTGGAACATCACAACAACAAACACCTGACGAATTAAATTATCAGTATTATAGAAATTTAGTATTAAATTCTGCATACCTATTCAAATCTAAAGGAACTAGAAAATCAATCGAAGTTTTAATGAGATTGGTTGGTGCCCCTGAGGCCTTAGTTGAGTTTAATGAGTATGTTTATGTTGCAGACCAAAAGATTAATTTAGAACAGTTTGAAACACAGTTTTATAATATTTCAGGGGGAACGTATATTCAAGAATTGCCGACTTATGAACAAGGTAACACATTTAATATTGTTGGTGTTACCTATACAGGATTTACAACGGAAATAACTATTAAGGATGTTAATGTTAACCGAGAAGAATATCCTATGGACGTTTATGGGTACCCACAAGCGCCTATAAATTCGGAAAACTACTTTTTCCAAATTGGTAGTGGTTGGTTTGAACAAACGCCAAAACACAGAGCACCTGCTCAAGTTGATTTAAATAATAGTGTATTTACAGGTTCTAACCCTAATTATCAAACAACGTTAATCCCTTATTCATATGGACAAGAATATCTTAATAGATTCAGAGATTTCCCATTTATGACATTAGGTTATAATTTAACTGCAGTGCCTGATAATAATAAAAGTTGGACTGACAATGAAGTTGGATTAAGAAGTAATTTAGATGGCGGGATTAACGCTCGTTATTTTGTGGATGATGATAGATTAGTATTAAACGTTAAGAATATTGATTTGTTTTTAAATCCTGGACAAGGTATTTTGTATGACGTATGGTATATGTCTAGACAATACAATTACCCAATTCCTAATCAAGGTTTAAATTATGTTGCACCAACTTATTGCGACCCACACCCAAATATTGAATACCCGCAAAGAGGTGGTGTAGATTGGACAGAAATAAACCCACAACCAAAAAGAAAAACCTTCTTTGAGTTTGCTCAAACATTTTGGCATAACACAATTAATGTTAGAAACCGACAATTTGCGACTGATGGTAAAACAAGTGGATACCCAACGTTATCATCTATTTTTTGGAAGTATTTAGAGTCTGAAGAAACAATTAATATACCTAACGATAATTTCACTTATCAAACAATGATTGATTACGTGAATGGTATGGGTGATTATTGGATTAGACTTGTCGAACAAATGATTCCCGCAACAACTATTTGGAATACTGGTGTTAAGTATGAAAACTCAATATTTCATAGACAAAAATTTGTGTGGAGAAGACAAGAGGGTTGTCAATTTATACCAGTACCGTGTAAGCCATGTTCTTTAACATCAAACATATATCGATATGATTGTAATATACAATCAGTTGAATGTGGAATGTATCCTTGGTACGAAAGTTCTAACATTAACAGTTTTAGTGCGGTTTTAGGGCAAGCCCTTAATAACTATCTTACTGCTAATGGATATACATTAAATGATTGTTTATTAAATACCTTAACAACTGAGTGGTTTGTGGAATTAAAAATTGACGACACAACGGTTGTTCAATACCCATTCTTTAGTGGTGTTGGATATTCAGATTTAAATTTAAGTTCACCTCAAACATCTGAATGGGATTCTGCTTTATTGATTGCGTTGAATGATTTAAAAATTTACGGATATGATTACTATTTAACATCAACCGACACTGTTGTTATTTACAATGCGATTTGCTCTACTTCCGATGAAGGA